AACAAACATTATCAGTTTCATAACCAAATTCAAACAGATGGTATTAGTTGTTGTTTATTATTTATTAGAAAAGATTTGAAAGATAAAAAATGGGGTTCAAAAGTTCCTGTTTTACAAGAACAAGATTTTCATACAATAGAAGATTTATCAAAAGAACAATTAGATACATTGAAAGACAGAAATATAGTTGGTTGTGACCCTGGTAAGCATTCATTAGTTTATATGATGGATAAACGAGGTAATAAATTAGAATACACAGCATCACAAAGAAAGATAGAAAGTTATGGAAAACGAAATCAAAGAATATTATTACAAGAAAAAAAGAAACATAAAATTATAGAAAAAGAAACAAGATTATCAACACAAAATAGTAAATCAGTTAATTATGATAAATTCAAAATGTATCTAGTTGAAAAGGATAAATTAAATAAAGAAACCACAGATTTTTACAAGAAAGAAGTTTGGAGAAAAATGAAATTTAGACAATATAGTTATGGTAAGAAAAGCATTGATACATTTTTGAATAAAATAAAGGAAACATTTGGAGAAAATATACTAATTGGTTATGGAAATTGGAGTAGGTCTTCACAAATGAAATACATAATGCCGACAATGAATAAAGGATTAAGGAAACTAATTCATAAAAAGTATGATACAATAACTATTAATGAATTTTATACATCTCAAAAATGTTGTGAATGCAGTAATCCATTAAAGCATTACAAAGATACAAAAGGAGTAGAGATATACAGATTATTTACTTGTTCTAATTGCGTGAGTTGCGAAAACAAAAATGTCGTATTTAGAACAAGAGATAAGAATTCTGCTATAAACATATTGAACTTAACTGAATGTTGGATAAATAACCAAACAAGACCAGTAGAGTTTCAATGCGAAGCATCGTCTTTCACCTGTGTAAATAAAAAAACAGGGTTAAGTAAGACAATCGGCGTTAAGAAAAAACCTCGTAAGAGTAAGCACGCCTGTTGATTTTACATTTTTTAATAATTTTTTATGCCGTGAAAATCGGCGTTTGAAATGTTAAAAGGTGTAATTGCGAATGTATTCTTCATGGTTGCAATTTCGATAAAGATACAAAAAAAGAATCAATTTTCTATTGTAGGCAAAAAAAATTATATGTACATTCATTCACTTTGTTTATGCTTCTTTGCCGCAAAACAATTGATTCATATTGATCGCTTCCCGATTCGTTTCGGGAGTAACAAACAATCGATGAATCATTTGATCGTCTCGAAACCGCACCGAATATTCTTGTTGTGTCTTGTTTCTACCTACTCTTCCCATCGCCTGTAACGTCTTTTGCGGAGTCATCATATGCAAATCCTTTCCAATAAATCCGTGGCAAAACTGATAATTCGTCCCATAAATGAAATCCGAAGACGTGATGATCAAAAACAGTTTTTGTTCCTGTGCCAATATTTTCACCATTTCTTCGTATCTAGGATTGGCTTGTTTTACTAATACCCCGATCCCGAGTAAAACCAATATTTTAAAGGATCTCTCAATATCCATCTCCATCACTTTTTTCACAAAATGTTCTTCAATGATTGGAGAGAATGCATTCGACCGAACTGTTTTATCTGGGCTCCACGTATTTTGGTGCTCAGAACTATTGGGAATATACACATTGTCCAGAGACATATATATAAACTGTTTTCGCAATTGTTCCAAATTATCTTTCAGAATTTCACAACTGCTGTCCTTTCCTTCGCGTTCTCGGTTCTGACCTTTTTTCCCCGTATCTTCCGATAGACTTTTCACCGAAACCTTTTTATTCAATTCTTCCTCGAAAGCATCTATTTGTTTTTGCAACTCTTCGTTTCTGGCGATCCCTCGAAGCAATCTCTGCAATGTGATTTCGGGGATTCGACTTTGTTGCGCATAAAATTGGGACAGTTGAGAGACATTGTCTGCGAGATAAATGGTAGGTCCATCGGTTAACGTCCATGCGTCCGAAGTAGTTAATAACATTCCTTTTAATAAATGTACGATCTCATCTTTTTGTTCTTTCGGGCTTTTGTTCGGATAATATTTTGGCTTCTGTTTCTCTTTCAATTCCTGTATCGCTTCCCAACTCAAAGGATTCATCTGTCCCAGCAGTTCCAAATAATACAATTTCAACGAATCCATGGTAATATCGGATATTTCCGAAAAGAAATGCTGCAATCGATATCTCTCGTTCAACAACCCTCGATCATTGACAAACTCGATGAAATTCAACACCTCTTGCAAATCGAAATATCTCAACAGCGTCTTGTTGGCTTTGCAGTATGCAGCATATTGTTGCAATTGCTCCAAAGAATCACAATGAATGTGAGGCATAAAGCAATATCCTTCCTTGTTGATAATTGAAATCGATTTGCGACAATCATAGCTGGTGATTGTATGGACCACGGCGTCGAAAAATGTACTCTTGAAATGCTGGATCGTATCTTGAATTTCTTCTTCTAATGGCAATGTCGCGCACGAAAACACTAGATTCGGTATTTGATTTTGCACCCAATTATTATGAATGATCGGATGAAGACTATGTTCTTCGTAATCCAAAGTCATGGTGGGTTCATCCCAGTAAGTCAACATGGCTTCGGGCTTGTTAAAAGCCAACATGAAATACATGGCGCATAAATATGATTGCACATCACATATCATGATTTCGACATTGGTTCCATTGCTATTGTCCACTTTGCCAATTCCCCCTGACCGTTTATTTATCTCATAATCCACTGCCGCGAAATAATGTAAACGAATATCAGATGCGGTTTCACAGCCAAATGCAAACGCGACTTTTTTCCCAATGGAAATCGCCGATTTCGCCAAGGCTAATCCTACATGTCTCGCCACACATACAAACAATATACGGTGTGATTGAGATAAACCGATGGGAGAGAGGGTTTTGCCCGTTCCAGTCGGCGCCGTATATAAAATCAATTTAGACTCGTTTTGGTGATTTCGACAGAACGAAAATAATTCCTTTTGATGTTTGAACAACGACATATCTTCACACTGAAACAATAATGGATTTTTTTCTAAAATCGATACCCCATTCGTCAATATTGTTTGAATACTACTTTTTTCCGCTCCGTATTGTATTGTTTTGTCGACAAATTGCAACACATAGGTATTCGTATGAGGAATGTTTGATTTGCGCCACTGAATTAAAGTATATACATGTATTTCGAACATTTTGTTTTTCGCGATTCCTTTCAACGTATCTTTGCACAAATTTAACAGCATCCACTCGAAAATATGTTGCTTGTTTTGTTGTATATGTGCGTCGACATTTTGAATTCGAATGGAATCCGCGGATTTCAATCTCTTTAATGTTGTGTCCGCTTGAATCGCGAATTCTAATTTGTATTTTTGATTGAACCCTTGAATAACCTCTTTAAAATATTTATTATAAAGAAACAAGTCGAACTCGGGAGAGGCTTCCAATTTGGTGAATGAAATCATATTGGGAGTGTAATTTTTTTTAACATTCACTTGCAAATAGCCATCGTGAATCATTTGAATGATTTGTTTTTCAGATACACTCACTGGCATTTCAATCGATTCCCACTCGGAACGCGACAATTTTGATTGATTAAGAATATCCATGGTTAATTTAATTATGAAATTTTGTTTCTTTTTTTTTTCAATTTTTTTTGAAAAAAAAAATGTGGAAAAAAATCAAATCACTCTTTTCAAAAACATGACGATAAGCAATAAAACGCACAACAAAATGGTGGTTTGTCCCTTCCTTATTTCTTCTGAGTCGAATGTTTCTTTTGAGTCGAACGAATATAAACTCAATAACATCAACACTAAAATTCCAAAACACAACCTCGCATGCTTATTACTAAATGACAACACTAAAAATATAAACATAACTCCAATTACATCTTCATAATTCATTTTATTGGAAATATAGGATATAGATATATTTTTATTCAGTAAAAATGAATTGGACCTCTCATCGTATTTTCCCTTCATTCACGAAAAAAACAGTCAATCGAATCGGTTTTCATAAAGTGCAATATGCGATTCAGCATAAAGACGAATATATTATTATTAATACTCTTCCTCGAGAAGACCAATCGTGTCTCATTACTGGAACATTGCCTATCGACGCGGAGGAAAAAACGATTAACGACATGCTTCATACGTTTGATATTCCCGACAAAAAAATCATTATTTACGGAAAAAATAGTTTAGATGAAACTGCTCTCACCAAATATAAACAACTTGTTCAATTAGGGTTGACAGATATATTTATTTATAATGGCGGAATGTTTGAATGGCTGTTGTTGCAAGACATATGTGACTCGTTGACATTTCCCACCACCAAAAAAACGATGGATTTATTTAAATACGCTTAACGCAAAAAATATATAAATGCTTTATAAGTCATTTAGCAAATGGCAGACGCATTATTAAGTCAAACTCTTGATCGCTACGTAATGTTTCCGATACAAGATGACACGATTTGGAAAATGTATAAAAAACAAGTCGATTGTTTTTGGAGAGCAGAAGAAGTGGATTTGTCGAAAGATTTAGCGGATTGGACACATAAACTGAATACCGACGAAAAACATTTCATTTCGATGGTTCTCGCCTTTTTTGCTGCTAGCGACGGAATTGTGCTCGAAAATTTGGCAGTTCGATTCATGAAAGACGTTCAATTATCGGAAGCTCGTGCGTTTTATGGATTTCAAATTGCGATGGAAAACATTCATTCCGAAATGTATAGTGTGTTGATCGACACGTTCATCCAAGATTCGCATCAACGCAATCGTTTGTTTCATGCCATACAACATTATCCATGTATCGAGAAAAAAGCTCAATGGGCTCGAACGTGGATTGACAATCAAGGCTCTTTTGCAACTCGACTTGTTGGATTTGCATGTGTCGAAGGCATTTTTTTCAGCAGCTCTTTTGCTTCCATCTATTGGATTAAAAAGCGCGGTCTTTTGCCAGGACTCACATTTTCCAATGAACTTATCTCTCGCGACGAGGCATTGCACACAGAATTTGCGATTTTGTTATACAACAAACTACAGTCCCCTTTATCGGAAACAGAAATACATCAAATCATTGGTCAAGCGGTCGAAATAGAAAAAGAATTCATTACCGTTTCATTACCATGCCGATTGATTGGAATGAACGCAAAATTGATGACACAGTATATTGAATTTGTTGCAGATCGCTTGTCCGTGCAGTTAGGGTACTCGAAAATTTACAAATCCACAAACCCTTTTGATTTCATGGAATTGATCAGCATTGATACAAAAGTTAATTTTTTTGAACGCACCAATTCTGCATATGCATTGGCAAACAAAGAAGTGGCCAACGATGTGTTTGAATTCTCGGCGTCTTTTTGAAATCCTAATGTATAGAAATGGAAGGTACATTTGATTCCTATGTTCATAAATGGATTTTGGTAGACAACGAAATCAATTCCCTGCAAGAAAAATTAAAAAAATGGAAAGAGATGAAACAAACACTCGGCACAAAAATCAAACAAATAATGGAAGAGAGACAATGGACAGGACACGTGTTAGATATTCCGAATGGAACTTTAAAGTTGACCACCAAACGCGAATTTTCTTCTCTCAGTTTCGGATACTTGGAAGAATGTTTAGAATCTTTTGTTCCAGATCCCGTGAACCGAGACATTATTTTGGATTATATCCGAGATCATCGAGTTATAAAAGAAAGTCAGGACTTGAAACGATTTCACCATCCTTTATGATTTTTATTTTGTAAATGTAATTAAATGTCTTTCGAAAATTACACTTGGTCTCAATATGGGGGCGGTTTGTCCTTGGATAATTATGTAGATAAAACAGGAGGTTCCTTATCGACAGGTTCCTTATCGACAGGTTCCTTATCTGGAGGTTCCTTATCGACAAGTTCCTTATCAGGATCCTTTGCCTCATTATGTGTTCCTGTAGGTCTTGTATTTATTCCCCATCGACACACAGATGTGGTTCCAACAGAAAGTATTAGAAGATTTATCGAAGATGACAAATATGAAAAAATGCTATCTCTCGTGTCTCACAAAAAAAAAACACGAAAAAATCGTTTAGCTTCTTTACCTTAGCTTCTCTCCGCCTGTTCGATATAATTGAAAGCACTCGTCAGAGGCACAAATGCGGTTTTTCCATTGTCACTAAAGAAATTTTCATATTCTTGTAACTTGTCGTCGTCCATATAAAACTTGAATGGAACGATTTGAATCATATGTCTCTTGATAAACGAGAAAAAACTCTTACTATTCTTATCTGAATGATGTATCCCAAAACCAGGAGTCACCATTTGCCACATTTTCACATTTGTTCTTCCGTTTTCCGTGATTTTTAAGGGACTTAATGCTTGAGCCTCCACGACCCCGTCTTCCGTGCTATACAACTCTGATGATCCGCTATTCACGTGGACATATTTGCTAAAATCATTGCATTTATTGGCGTCTTGGCCATTACATGATTTCGCCTTGTAATTCGACATATAGTTTATGTCCACAATCAGGATCACCCGATTCGATAATGTCGACAAGATAGTATCTTTGGTCACTGGTCCATCATAAAGACGGCTTTTTATAGACGATTCAATGTCCGTTGCCATTTTAGGCAATATGTCATAATTCTTCGTTTTCAGTCTCAATTGAATAAACAATGGGTCTTGTGCATTTGGAGTGGGAGGCGCAAAGGCACTCGAAGCTATTTTTTTCATCACATCAATAAAATCGACGACTTCTGTCTCAATACTCGTGAATGATTTGTTACTCGAATATCCCACTTTGGGAACATTATCGATTGAGTAAACTTCGAAATCTAAAAAGCGACATCCGTGTCTCAGCACTTTGGCAATCATTTCTAAATCGATTTGAATACTTGTGTTAACTGCAGAATTGATGGAACTTTTAATCACATATTCACATAATGGAAGAGAAGAACTTTTCATATTGGTTATACTTGGGATCGATTCGAACGGTTCTGCGATGGTTTGTTTTTTGTTCGCGGTAAGAAGGTGCTGACGCTTATCCACTAAACAATATATGACATAAAAACTGATTAAAATCGCAAAGAACAAAAACAATCGTTTTATATCTGGGAAAAAAAACATATTGTAATATTGACAGAATAAAATATATAATAACGAAACATAATAATATAGTATACCAATGGCTGGAGGATTGTTAAATTTAATCGCTCTTGGAAACGCAAATATATTTTTAACAGGCGACCCGTCCAAGACATTTTTTCGTGCTACATACAGCAAATACACAAATTTCGGGTTGCAAAAGTTTCGTATTGATTATAAAGGCTCGCGTGATTTACGAACTACGGAAAAATCCACATTCAGTTTTAAAATTCCCAGATATGCCGATTTGCTCATGGACAGCTATTTAGTCGTGTCGATTCCCGATATTTGGAGTCCTCTGTATCCTCCCATCGAAAAAATTATAGTGGACGGCCTTGAAACAAATCCTGGGATTCATACCAACAATAAATGGGCGCCTTACGAGTTTCGTTGGATCGAAGATTTAGGATGTCAACTAATTCAAGAAATTGAAATCAATTGCGGGTCGTTTACATTGGCCCGGTATACGGGAGATTATTTATCTGCCATGGTGGATCGCGATTTTACTACCGAAAAAAAAGTTTTGTTCAATCGTATGTCTGGAAACATCCCGGAACTAAATAATCCATCCGTTGCATATGGACGAGTAAATACATATCCCAATGCTTTTTATGACGAGTCTAATCCACCGTCATCTACTGGCATTGAGCCTTCTATAAGGGGCCAAAACATTTATATTCCTCTGAACGCTTGGTTTACATTAAATAGCAGGTGTGCGTTTCCTCTTATCGCATTGCAATACAATGAGCTCGAAATCAATGTAACTCTACGTCCGATCCAAGATTTGTTTCAAGTGAGAGACGTTTTCGATCCCCTTTACGATTATCCATATATCCGCCCCGATTTTAACCAAGATAGATTTCAAATGTACCGTTTTTTACAAGGACCTTCCAAACAAGATATTCGAGACCCTCTCGCCTATGCAAACAAGTTTAATACATGGAATACCGATGTTCATTTATTATGTAATTATGCGTTTTTGTCGAAAGAAGAAACCAACCTATTTGCCAAAGAAGATCAAGTATATCTAGTAAAAGAGGTATTTACTCACAAATACGACAATATTTACGGCTCGAAAAAAGTGAAAATCGAGACAACAGGGATGGTCGCGAATTGGATGTGGTACTTTCAACGCAATGATGTCAATTTGAGAAACGAATGGAGCAATTACACGAATTGGGCATATCGTCATTTTCCGACGGATGTTCAAAGTGCACCGTCTTTTATCGCATTTCAACCAACCTCTGGAGAAAACACGGGGTTCTTTATTTCGGGCAACTATTCTGTGGAAAACCAAAAACACATCATGACCACGATGGGCATTTTATTAGACGGAAAATATCGAGAAAACACACTTCCGCGAGAAGTGTTTGATTACGTGGAAAAGTATACCAGAACCACTGGATTTGCCAAAGAAGGACTATATTGTTATCAATTCTGTCTCGAGACAAATCCTTCCACATATCAACCTTCAGGCGCGATCAATTTAGGCAAATTCAAAAATGTCGAATTGGAGTTTGTCACATTCATGCCGCAACTCGATACCGTTGCATCGGATTATCAAATCATTTGCGATTCTGCAGGTCAAGCAACTTCTGTTAAAAAAAACAATTGGCGATTATATGAATACACCTTCAATTTGGTCGTATTTGAAGAGCGATATAATATACTTTCCTTTATCGGAGGCAATTGTGGTATGTTATATGCCAGATAAATATTATCCAGATTATCTATAAGATGGACACGAATTCTTTAAAAGGAGGGGAAGGAGAAAAAGATACTACATGGTCTTCCCCGCCTGTCGTTATACAAGTTATAGAACCGTTTAAGAGAAAAAGATATAAACGAAATAACAAAAGAGCACGAAAAGATGATAAAAAGGGGTTTTGCGGATTTGGGAAAGTCACCAAAAAAAACTTGAAGACTCCCAGAGGTTGGAAGAATTTGTTCGAAGGGTTTCTTTATATCATTCCATGTTTAATTAAAAAAATTGGATTAAGACTGTCGGATTTGTCCAAGGGAACAGAAAAAGAAACGATCCACGACCAAAAATGGTTCGTCAACTCTTGTTTCGAATTCTGTTATATTTTTATTGCGTATTTATTTGCGAACGTCTTGTTCTTTTACGTGTATATTGAAAAACTTCGGTCTTTGCATTACGGAATGAATGCAACCCTTTATTATTTTGTCAAGTTACTATTATTTCTTCCAGACTGCATTTACATAGGAGTGCACGACGTGATTCCGTTTTTCTTTGGACTCATTGGATTGCATACAACGTATGCCAAGATTCCAGATGCGAAAGACGACTCTGATCCAGATGCGGAAAACGACTCTGGAAAAATATCAAGCGTCGTGAAAGGGATAAATTACGCATCTAAGTATATTGACGATAAAACGGGTGTTCATAAATTAGGTGACTATGCAAAAAGATTTGATCAAGGTTTGAAAACAGGTTTGAAAACAGTTGTAACAGCACCTCTCGCATTATCACAGTTATTTGTGAATGACAGGGGCATAGCACAAAAAGTTGCTGATGCTCCTGGAAATTTCGCAAATGCGGTTGCAGATACGCTTAAGACCAAAAGTCCCAAGGATGGATGTTCCGACGAAGTTCATTATTGCTGTTCTTTTTTAATACTATTTATGATTTGTTATATCTTAGTGTATTTTTTATTGGACAAATTCGGGAAAATGTTTTTGCAGGTATTTGATTATAAAGCCGATAAAACAATAATCATGTTTATCATTGGGAGTTGGATATATTACATGTTTTATTCATTTGTCGACTTTGTGAAAGTTGGTATGTTTGGTCCACTCGCGTTTATGATTGGACAATTTTTATACTTGTGTATTTCTGTCATGTTGGCTCCCATTGGACAAATGCTTTTTGTCCTTTACTTTTTCTTTGTATTTTCTGGGAATATCTATTCCGTCGATTCCATTACTGGTTTTGAAATGTCTGGATTAAGAAAAATCAAATTAAAAGATGATCCTGAAAACTCTAAAAACTCTTTATTTGCATTGGTCGATTCCTATATACATTCAACAAATGACAAATCTTCAGAATCGTTTTGGAGCACAATGAACGGAGTAGCTCAAAAATATATCTATACATATTTCCTTCTTGTCCTTTTTATCCTATTTTTCTTTTATAAATCTATGGAATCTTTTATTTCCTTAAAGGTAATAAATTTCAGATGGTATTTCGGTATTCTGAATTTTATTATTTTCTTTTGTCTCACTTATTTATACAAAACTTATTTTAATAAAGACACGAGTGTTAATAAAGACACGAGTGTTAATAAAGACACGAGTGCAGTTTTACAAGCTGGGGGGTCATCTCTCCCCACCAAATCTTTATTAATCGGTTTCGGGTTTATTGGGTTAGTTTTTATTATTCCCATGTCTGTTATTTTGGCCAAATACGAATAAATCCGAAATTACATATAAACAGATATCCATGGTATACGAAAATGGCCAAAAAGAAGCAACTCCCGTTTGTCAGTGTATGTACGCCTACCTTCAATCGTCGTCCATTTATCCCCAGTATGTTGGAATGTTTCAAGAACCAGGATTACCCCAAAGACCGTATGGAATGGATCATTGTGGATGATGGTACGGATAAAATCGAAGATCTCTTGAAAGACGCCAATATTCCACAAATAAAGTATTTCCAGATCGACAAGAAAATGAGTCTCGGTGCCAAGCGCAATTTTATGCACACCAAAACCAAGGGATCTATTTTGGTTTACATGGATGACGACGACTATTACCCCCCTATGCGTGTATCCCATGCGGTACAAAAGCTACAAGAAAATCCACAAGCGTTATGTGCTGGTTCAAGTGAGTTATATGTTTATTTTAAACACATTTCGAAAATGTATCAAGCTGGGCCTTACGGCCCGAATCATGCTACCGCAGGAACATTTGCCTTTCGCAAAGAGCTACTCAATCAAACCAAATATGACGATTCTGCCGCATTGGCGGAAGAAAAGGAATTTTTAAAGAATTATACGATTCCCTTTGTACAATTAGATCCCATGAAAGCCATTTTGGTGTTTTCGCATATTCAAAACACATTCGACAAAAAAATATTATTGGAACATCCAAACAATTTTTTCAAGGTTTCTGACAAGACCGTAGACATGTTTATTCGATATGATTCCGAGAAACCTATCAAACAATTCTTTTTGAAAGATATCGACAAACAACTAGCCATTTATAAACCAGGCGATCCAATCATGAAACCAGATGTATTGATTCAAATGAAAGAAATCGAAAAAGAACGGCAAAAAATGATTCAAGAGCAACAACAAGGAAACGGACAAGTAATGATGCAACAACCTGGATCTGAACCTAGAGCATTAAATAACAATGAAATCGTTTCTTTTATTCAACAGCAACAAGAAGAATTAGAAAGGCGGAACACGAAAATACAAGAGTTAGAAAAAAAACTAAAAGAGTCGACTTCGACCGAAGAACTTGAAAAGAATAAGCTATTGGAATTCCAGGACAATCGAATTCGGGAATTAGAACTTCAATTGGCGCAAATCATGTCTATTCCTTCGGTGCCATCTTCGGTGCCATCTTCGGTACCTTCGGTGCCTTCCATAAAACCAAAAAGCATGAGTAAATGTACACCAGAAGTTTTGGTTTCAGTGTGATAACATCAATCTTCTTCCTCCTCCTGATCTTCATCTTCTTCTCTCATCACATAATCTTCTTTTTTCACGTTTTTGTCTAAAAAGCGATACATTCGTTTTATATCCAGAGAATCGATTCCGTCTTTTTGCAAATATTGTTCGACCCGCATCAATTTTTCAGAATGATTATAGAAATTGGTTCCGTGCACAATTCGGATTTCTTGAAAAAATGAAATAACGTCTTTTTTGTCCATATTCAGCTTTTGACACAACCCGAACAAAAACAACTGATTGTTATATTCCGTGGAATATTTGGTCAACACTTTTGTGAAATCGATATTTTCCAGCACGATTGTGCTTTTGTGAGGAAACTGTTCGTGAAAGAGTTTGTTGTTATAAAAGGTTTTCATGAGAGATCCCATCTCGTTAAATTGCCATATTTGACTTTGGAAGGTAATTCGACTAATATAATCTGCAAAACACATATTGTTTAATAATTTCATATAAAACGGAAAAGCCATTTGATGCGGTGATTGCGAGAGCGGAAGCGCAATATTTTCGTGCCATAGCAAAGCAACTGTGGTTCTATCTGTCTCGTTCATAAAAATAGTGTGTTCGTCGAGAGGGATATTCTGTTGGATCAATTTCAAGGTTATTTTTTTCGCGTCTTCATTCAATATTTTCACATGAAAAATATTTTGCAATAAATAAGAAGTCACTAAATGCGGATTTTTTTCCCACAATTGGCACACGAACAATAATTTTCGCAAATCTCCTTGAATATATTCTAGAATATGGGATTTAAATTCTTTGGTAAAAGTAGCGTATAATGGTAACGTTTCTTCTAACACACTTTGGACTTGGAATGCATTAGGTGTAGAAATCTCAAACACATGACACGCTTTCATCAATTCGCGGATTTTCTTATCGTGTTCGTGATTTCCAATGCAAATGATAGGATTCAACGTTGTATTTTCTGTTTTCTGTTTTTTTGTTTTTTTTTGTCGAATGAGCTTTATGAGAGCATCAATCCCTCCTTTGTCTCCGTTATTCATTCCGTCGATTTCGTCCATGACAATAGCAATCTTTTTCACTTTTCGTTTCATCAAATCCAATACATTTCGATTTGAAATATGATTGCTATCAATTGTTTGAAACAAAGATTTATTTCGTATATCTCCCGCATCATAAACAATCACATCGTAATTTAATGAACGAAGCAAATTCATGACAAAATGCGTTTTCCCTGATCCAGGAGAACCATAGATGTATATTCCTTTTTTCAAATTGTTATCAAAACCTTGAAGAATTTGGGTTATTTCACTTTGTATTTTCTTTCTATCCAATACTTCATTTAATAATGATTCCATCCTCACTTCTTATAATAGAGGATGGAATCTTTTAACCTTTTTTGAACGAAAAATCCATTACCTTCCGAAACTACTGAAATCCGCTGTCAGTGGGATGAAATTCGTTGTGTTACGATTTGGAAGTGCTCCGTAGTATGAATACTGATCCATTTGCGGTTGTTGTCCACCTTGTTGTCTATAGCCTTGTCCGTAACCTTGTCCGTTGCCTTGTCCGTTGCCTTGTCCGTAACCTTGTCCGTAACCTTGTCCGTAACCTTGTCCGTTGCCTTGTCCGTAACCTTGTCCGTTGCCTTGTCCATTCATTTGAGTTGAGTTGTTTTGTATCAGACTCCCTACCCCAGAGCCAATTCCTCCCGCCGCATCTTTTGCCAAACTAACTGTACCTGCTGCAGCATCTTTCACATAATTCCCTATTCCTCCTGCGGAACTTTGAATAAAATTGCCTATTCCTCCTGCAGAACTTTGTAGAAACGAGGATGCGCCCCCGACTGTATCTTTTGCCAATCCAACCGCGCCTCCTACTGTTTCTCTGCCCAAACCTACCGCACCCCCTACTGCATCTCTACCCAAATCTACTGCATCTCTACCCAAATCTACTGCACCCCCGACTGTTTCTTTTGCCAAACTGGTAGCGCCCCCAGCTGCATCTCTCGCTAAATTTGCAGCCCCTGATCCTGCATCTCGGGCCAAACTCGAAGCCCCTGATCCTGCATCTCGGGTGGAAGATCCAACTCCTTGAGTTCCTGAACCGCCATGTCCTCCACACGAAGAACAAACTCCACTACATCCATTTGTACAAGATGGGCATTGAGGGCAAACTGGCGGAACGACTTGTGTTTTCAAAATATAATCTTCATTTCCTCCAAATCCATATCCCGATCCTGATCCAAATCCTGATCCAAATCCCGATCCAAATCCCGATCCAATTCCGGTTCCCAACAAATTCAAAATACTATTTGAGGTAAAATCCAAGGACATATCGCCATATGTCAGAGTTATAAGATCAGAGCTAGAGTTTGTTGATTGAGTTCCTCCATCTGTAGATTTTTCAGCTTGAAACAAGCTTACTCCACCTGCTAGTTTCAAATATGCCCTTACTGCAAGAGTTCCTTTGCGTATCGCTAAATAGATAAGCTGTTTACTAGTATCGTGAGTCATTTTCACATCCAGAATTCCAGACACATCATATACAATTCGGCCAAATGTGTCTGGATAAGCAGTTGCATTTGTTCCTGTTAATATATTTATGGCACCCGAAGTGCTTACTAATTTGTCCGTATGAATCACTCGTTCCATTTCCGACCCCATATAATACCGTGTTTCAACATGTCTATTTGTGGTTGCGTTAATGATATGTATAAACGACACGCGATCTACAGGAAGAACAACAATAATAAACGACTCTGACCCGAATTGTTTCTGAAATATAAAGTTCGCAGGAGTTCCGATTGTGGTTTCTGGTGTATATTTGTTGTATCTGCGCCGAATTACATTATATGTGGTTCCTCTTGACGCGATTATACTCCCGTACGACAAATCGTATGGTTTCGTAATCACGTTCGAGTCACTTTTGAAATAATAATGTGAAGAAATATCCGCTGTCGAAGTTTGATAATCTAAATATATGTTTTTGGGATCGGAAGTTTTAAAAGAATTGGTTACCGATTCTATGGTTCCTGAAATATCAGATCTTAACCACGAATTCCAATCCACATACTGACTCGATGGATCTCGTGTAAGAGAATATACATCGAAACTTATGTCGGTACTGTCGATTTTTTTCATATATAATGTACCATTGGAGGGCTCCACGATCAAACGAGCGATCGGGTCGAAATATAATTGGTTGATAATTAATTCACTTATTTGTCGAGAATCTGTTGAATATCCGGCTACTTCTTTTCCTGTCGTGGTTCGATAATCCGCTTCGAATCCTTCTTGTTTATTCATACAGGAGAATCGTTCCCATGTATGGTTAAATAAAAACCCCACAACCAAAGTTCCTAAAAGGATTAAAAAAATGGATAATGCGCTTAACCGAAATTTCATTTTTTTTTCGCTACAAATATATGTTATACACACATATTTTCTTGAAAAATTGATTCGCGAATACGACAGACATCTTTTAACAAAAATGAAATCCGTTAAAAACCCCGTATTGCAAATGTTTCATAGTCCCGATGCATTCTCCTACGAGATTGGAATCGATGAAGCGGGACGAGGCCCCATGTTTGGAAGACTTTATGTTGCAGGGGTCGTTATACCTAAAGATGGTTCCTTCGATGCAACTGGAATCAAAGACAGTAAAAAAATCACTTCTGTCAAAAAAAGGGGGGAATTGTTTGCTTATATCCAATCACATGCGCTTGCCTATCACATTCAATTCGTTGAACATGAAACGATAGATAAAATCAATATTCGACAAGCAGTTCTTCAAGCGATGAAAGAATGTGTCAAGCAAATCAGTGCGACTCTAAAAAATAAAAATAGACTCTTGCTTATCGATGGAGACGATTTTCCTCCTTACATGGAATTCGACGAGACCACACAAACCCTTCAACAAGTTCCACACGAAACAGTTGTTGGAGGAGATAACAAATTCGTTTCCATTGCAGCCGCCTCTATTTTAGCAAAGGTGGCGAGAGACAATTATATTTTGGAGTTGTGCAGTCGTTTTCCGCGTTTGCAGATATATGGGTTGCACACCAATATGGGATACGGAACAAAACTGCATTTGGATGCCATAAAAACACATGGTCTTACTCCTTGGCATCGCCGTACCTATGGTTGTTGCAAAGAGACCGATGTGAAAGAGGAAGAACTTGTTCATTATTCCATATAAATTGTCTTGGGAAAAAGGAATCCTATTGTTATCGTCTGTCCTAAATATATAACTGATACGTTATCATGACAGCGATGAGGACTCTTCGAGTTGAACTTCGTGGATCGAGGTTCTGACAATGCACTTATTCCGAAAATCGCCCAAATTATTTTATCACGAAAATAAGTCAAACAGAAAACGTGGTGGCGTAAAACGTAAATCGAAAAAGAAAAGTTGTCAAATAAATGTCAAAAGGAATGCCAATGGCGTACTGACTCGTAATGATTTTATGATAATATTATTTTATTTTTGCTCTATATTCAGGTTGGCTTTATTTTCCAATTTCTGTCAAAACGAAAGACGTTTTTTTGTAGTTCAGTAACACTTTTTATTCATGTCTTATTAATTTGTTATCATTATAGTGTGTTTTTTTTTCATATTTTATGTCAAATCCAATGCCATCTGTTGAAGAGAGGGGGGGAGATTTTTTTCGGAGTAAAAAGTGAAATGAAAAAAGAAATTCAAAAAAAGAAAGGATATTTTTTGGATGAGAGAGGAACTATTTTTTTTTCTAAAAACGTTACCCCCTCTTTTTTAGAAAGGATCAAGGATACATTTCCATTAAATCCCATTGAGAACCATCATATCCACTTCGGTTTTTATCTGTTTCAATAGGTCTTTGTCTTCCGATTCAAACTTGGATTGAAAGCTTTCAAAGTTCTGTTGTTTGGATAATGGCCACGGGTGGCAGAGGGTGCTCCTCGACAACAGGATTTTCTCTTTATTTTCTGTATATTTTTCATCCAGAATATTGTATCCATTCAGTACCATTGTCTCAATGGCGTCTTTGCGATCCACTGTTTTCCATTTCTGGTTATTTCCCATTACAGAAGCATAGGGGAGTTTTTTATTTGTGATTTTAATGTTGTGATTCTCTGGATGCTTCGGATCAAAATGAATTTTCTCCAATAAAGAAGGAATTGATTTATACACACGACCAATACATGCGAGAATCGCTTTCTCATCAATGTAGTCGGTGTTTTCATTTCCGAAAGAATTGATATGTATGTTTATATTTTGGGTCTCAATGTTGTTTGTGATTGTTCCAGCGTGTTTATCTAGTATCATAGCGATTTGAGTTTTCATTTCTTGTCGTTCTTTCTCAAATGCCTGTTTCAACTCATCCATTTTCAGTTCAAGAAATGCTTCCATAGATGGCTTTTCATCATTATGAACAGCTGCGCAAGTTTTCTTGTGTGCATGAAGGCTCTGTCTTATAGCATATGTCTTTCCACAACTGCACTCAAAACTAGAAATTTCGGATTGTTTGTTTATTCGTTGAATGTGTCGTTTACATTTCATATGTTGATACAGACACTTCTTTGAACTGAAAGTCATATCGCACAGACTACAATGAGGATTCATATACAATATGCACTAAAATAATTATCAAAAAGGAATGCCTCTGTCAAAAGGAATGCCTGATTGCTTACTGGCTCGTAATGATAATATGATGTTATCATATTATTTTTGCTTTATATTCGTTTGGAAATATTTTCCAATTTCTGTCAAAACGAATGCCACATTTTCAAGTTCTGTAACACTTATCTGTCAAAACGAATGCCTAAAATAGAAAGGTATCGAAACCGTCAAAAACGTCAAAACGAATGCCCGATCTGTCAAAACGAATGCCTAAAACGTCAAAAGGAGTGCCAAT